TTTTTTATCCATTATACTTCTCGTTTTGTGTCAAATGCTATAATATGTTCTCTACCTGTAAAATTATAACCATTATCTCTACAAAAATCCATTACCATAGGATATACTCGGATTAATTCATCTCTTGTATCACCAGGAGGCATTAGCCAAGTTTTACGTTTTGGAATATCCATTTCAACTCTAAATGCTTCAATCTCAGCCCATGCTTCAGGCATTTCGATAGGATTACAAACAGGTTTAAAATGATAATCGTGGTGATATTCTAATGTTTTTCTTATTGTTTCTTTATCAAGACGATGTTTGTTATGTTGATCCACCATTTTTTGGTCTGCCGTTTTACCTTGCGGGGTAAGAGTCCCAAGTGCAGGAACGCTGTTACTAAACTTAGGGCTAAGAGATATAAGACCAATAGGGTAGTCAGTTTCAATGAAATGAGAACCTTCCGTTTCAATTGTAATAAATAGGCCACGTTTTTCTGCTAAATGAGTTAATTCGTTTACTAGATCAGGATGCATAGTAGGTAAACCACCTGTTAACATCATTTCTCTAATATATGGGTTATTGTCATACATAGCTATAATATCGTTAAACGTGTATTTTCCTTTCTCAGGATGAATACTTGTATACCAACTATCACACCATCCACCATCACCAAACCAACATCTGTGAGTACAACCTGTAGTTCTAATAACTAATGTAGGCATACCTGCTCTACTACCTTCAGATTGTACTGCTGTATATAGTTCTACAATAGGTAATTTTTTATTATAATCTTCTATTCTGCCTGGTTTTTTATTCTCCATAAATAGCTGAGTTTTTATTATGTTCTTTAAATTCTACTTGAGTAACACGTACTCTATTATTTGTCTCTTCTAATACAAATTTATTTACTTTGTCGTAGATGTATTTTGCAAATTGTTCTGCCCCTGTAGCAGGAATTACTCTCAATTGGATAAGTTTACCTGCATCCATATCTTTAAATAATTCCAAATACTTATCATCTTCAGCTATAATTGTAGTATGGTCAAACATAAAATCCATCCATGCTTTAGGATTCATACCATCAATAGTACCTTTAGCTCTTTTCATACCACCAAAGTCCCATACCCAATTTCTTTCATCTAATTCACCTTCAAAGGTAATTTTAAATGAAACACCATAGCCATGTAAGAATTGACAGTGTGTTCCATCTGCTCTCCATTGACGGAATACAGTACTGAATCCGTCAAATATTTTTGTAGATTGAAATTTTGTTTTAGTTCCCATAATTTAACCAGTCTATAATTTGATTATAGGATCTAACTCCTGTAAAGCGTCTTAATTCTTTTCCGTTTTCTACTAATACAACAACAGGAACACTACGTACTTGTGCTTCTGTTAACATAGCAGGATCAACATGATCTACATTTTGTTTAATAACGGGAATCTGTCTTGCTACTTCATCCATTATTGGTCCTAATGTTTGGCAAGGTTCGCACCACGGTGCACTGTAATAATATAATACTTGGCTCATACTAATTCTTCAATTACACCTAAGGCTTCACTGGCAATTAAAATGCTAGCTGCAATAGGAATGTTAATAAATAAAACTACATATCCTACAATTCGTAGGAGAGATTTAGCAAAACTAATTTGCTGGTGTTTTTTAGGATCTGGGTGTTTCATGATTTTTTAATATTTGTTTAACATGTTCTACTACTGTCTCCCAACTTACTGGGCCTGTTTCATCTGCATATTCACAAGGGTCTGGTTTTCCAAGTTTTATAAATGCTTCAACTCGTTCTACTGATGATGCTGATTTATAATCACTGTACCAGGTTTCAAAAAAGACATTTATTTCATCTTCTGTTCCTTCAAATCTTTTTTCTGAAGTTACTATTTTAATTGGTTTGTAACTTGTGTTAGTACGTTTATATACTTCATTAAAATCTAAACCTAAACGTTTACAACACTCAGCTCCATCTTCTAAAATACCAAATTTATCAGTATGTAAATAAGGAGTATAAACATTTACTTTTTCACTTCCCCAGTTACCTATTTTAAATGCTTCAAAGTCAGCATCTCTAAATTCTTGTCTACAATCAGGGTAAATAGCATGATCACCAGCATGAATACCCATTGCTATATCACAAAAAGTATTCTTTTGTTCAGCAATTGATAATGCAACTGCTTGAATAATTGAACTAAAAATCTTATTACGATTTGGAACTACTGTTGCCTTCATATTCTCTTCAGCATAATGTCCTTCAGGAACATCTTCGCCTCCAGTAACTAATGCTGAGTTTAGTAGTTCAGATAGACCATCTAGTTTAATTACTTGATGTTTTACAAAATATGGGTATTCCATTGTTTTAGGTTCTTCATCTACAACAAAATATCCATTAATATAGCTAACTAAATCTTTAGCACGCTCTAATTCTACATTATGTTTTTGTCCATAATCAAATGATAATGCTGTAACCTCATAACCATAATCCAGTAGATGAAGTAATAATGTGGAGCTATCCATCCCCCCACTTAGTGATAATACTGCTTGTTTTTTCATATATTATTTATTTTACGAAATAAATTTACATTATATAGTGTTAAATCCAAATCTAATTTAGAAAAAGGAATTTTAATAACATCATCAATACGAGTTTTAGGTTTTGAAGGTAAACCATAAGGTTTATATTTCATTCCATCTATAGCTGCTAAAATTGGATTTGATGTATCTATGGTTTCAATACAATTTAAATGATGATAACTAAATTCTTGTGGTAATTGACAACCTAATAAATGTAATTTAACCTCTTGCCAAGGAGCATCTAATGAAAAATCATCAGATAATATTTTAACAAACTTAACTCGTCCTAACATTTTAGCGAAATTAGGGTCTGGGTGATTTGATAGGTCATTGTACCAACTTGCTCCATATGAAATAGCAATTTTTCTATATCCTAGATTGTTTTTTAATTGGTTAAAACATTCAATCCCTTCTAGTAAATTATTTGCTTGTACCACAGCTACAAATTTAGTACTAGGGTAATCAAATTCTTTTTGAATCCATTCTGTAGCACTGTCAAGGGTTTTGTCCTTATCCTGCCAGTGATCAGGTACAATAAATTCGTCTGGTTGTAGTTTTTCTAGCCAATAAATAAGTCTTTCTTCAGAGTATGGAGTGCCTAATTCATGAAGACTATTATCCATTATGATATATCTTCCTTCTCTTTTAGATTGAAGAAAATAGTTTTTATATTCTTCATCTTGGTCTAATAAATGCGGTAAACAATAATCGTAGTCATTAAATTGTTTACTTAATTCTAAAAGGCACAAAGGTACCTCATGGGAAATTTTAGGTTTGAACATAGATTTTATTTAATTATTTAACAAATTCACAAAAAGTCTCTTCTATCATTTCGATAACAAGATCATCTAAACCTTCAACTTCTCTAAATCTTTCTACATCAAATGTAGGTTCTATATGAATACCATTTAGTATTACAGATGGAGGGTTTATAATTTCTTCTAAACGGATACCTACTTTTTTACTTTGGTGTTCTTCTATAGATCTAATCATGTATAATTTACCTCTATCAGGTAAAAATGCTATTAAATATTTTTGTTTTTCATTAAATGCAGCATTTATGCACTCTACTACAGATCCAACTTTCATACTATAAAGATAATAAAAAAGGCCAAAAGGCCAAATTTTATTATTAGTTTTTTAAAATTAATTACTTAATAACTTGCAGTTCTTATATTTTCACCTTTATCTGATAGTCTTATTAATTCTTCTACACTTAAATCTTTAGTTTCTTTTATAGCATAATTTAAAACTGTTTTAGCTGCGGGTGATAAAGATTTAGGAGTTTGACCATCACGAAGTGCTTCAAGATACATTTTTGCTTCTGTTATAGCTCCTAATTCTTCTAAAGTCTTATTCATTCCACCTGCTTGGCTTAGTTCTGTTAGATATCCTATAAGAACAGGATATGGGCTTTTAGATGAGTATGAGGTTTCAATTTTATCTTTAGAAGAGGCATTTTGTGCTATATCTTGGGCTTTTATTCCTCCTAAAGATCCAGCTAAAGAGGCTAAACCTACTAAAATATTTTCTTTCCAACCTTCATCTAGAGTATTATTTTCAATTAGTATTTTACTAATTTCCTCTCTAATAAGTTGTTTTAGTTGTGATGTTTTCATTTTAAAAAATATTTTATTATAAATATCATATTTTATATCTAAATTTATGCCCTTTAACTTGAGTTAATGGTTTTCCATTAGGATTAGGATGGCTATTTAAAAAATTCCAAATTGCATTTTTCTTAACACCAAGATATTCTGCTGCTGATTGTTGTGTTGGAAATTCTTTAATAAAATTATCTTCTAAATCAAACATTAATATAGGGCATCTAGGAGCAGCTTTTATTTTACTTTTAAACTCATCAGTATGTTGCCATTTTTTTCTTTTAGTTCCAAAATCTGAAGGTTTAGGTTTGTTTTTTAACGCCTCAGATATTTTTTGTTTAGATTCAGGGGTGTGAGATCCACATCCACTTCCTCCACCATTTTCATTTAAACCATTACGAAATGTATTTAATTTATCTATCCAATATCTTTCTTGTTTACGGAGTAAAGCATTTCCTTCATTTCTATTTAAACTAAAAATATCAATTTCTTCTAAAATTTCACAAAAATGAGAATCCCAACCATATTTAGTTAAGGATTCTCTAAGTTTGTTATTTCTTTTAAATCGTAATGCTTTATGACTTTGAAGACGTTTTTCAATTTCTTTAGATAAACCAATATATGCTTTACCTTCAGGATTTGTAATTTTATAAATTCCTATCATATTGTGTTTTATTATAAATATATAGGAAAAATTAAAGACCCATTATCCCTCACAAGAAACACATTCTGATAAACGCTGTAAATTATCTCCTCTTAATACTGATTCAGTGCGTAAGTAGTATAATGTTTTAATTCCTAGTTTATGAGCCTCTTTATGTACTTGACTAATCCATTTTGGAGTATCATTTGGATCAAAACATAAGTTTAATGAGATAGCTTGGTCTACATATTCTTGTCTAACACCATTTTGTCTTACAATTTCTAATTGATTAATTTCTTTAAATGTT